TCAAGCGTCACGAGAAGCAGGCGGTCGCGAATCATGGGCAAACCGTCGAGCGCTTGGCGGAACGCGGCGGCCTGTCGTGGCTGGAGCTTCTTCTCGTGCTGACCGATATGCCGCTGTTCGGCGAATACGCAGACAGGTTCAAGGGCAAGCAAGAGGCAGAAATATTTCGAGTCGTGGCCATCATGTTGATGCACGACTTCAGTAGGGCCCACGCCCAATGATTCCCCCGCGCTGCTCCCGGCTGATAGCTGTCAACCCTGCGAACTCTCCGCGCAGGCGAGGCCGGTGAGCGCGCACCTACAACCGACTGCTTGCAGTCACGCGCCCAGCCGGCCTAGTGGCGCGACGCATCGCGAATAACCCCGGCAGACCGTGACAGTCGTGGAAGCCCTTCCTCCCTTTCGGTTCGCCGAGAGTTTCTTGGGCGCTGGGCGCGGTCAACCCATACACAGAGGATGCAATGAACAAACTTTCACTGTTGGCCGCTGCTGCGATGGCGGCAAGTGTAGGCGGCGTATATGGATTGTCGTTCTCGACGAGTGGCGGCTATCCGCAGCATGGCTTTCGAACGGATGGGCGCGGTTACAGGCAGGGAAAGTCTGCGTTTCAGGTCCGCGTCGACGATATGGTGCGCCGTAAGGCTGCGCAAACGCTCGAAGCAAACGCACGGCGAGACATGAGTCGGCAAATTAAGTCGATCAGTTGAGCAGGAAACGCTAACACGCACCGAGCCGCAAGAAAGAATTCACCTCAAAGGAACAGCATGGCGCTGACAGACAAGCAGCGCCGCTTCGTGGACGAATACCTCATTGACCTGAACGCCACGCAAGCGGCAATCAGGGCAGGGTATAGCGAAAAGACCGCTCGATCCATCGCTGCTGAGAACCTTACTAAACCTGACGTAGCCGAATATCTGGCGAAACGTCGCGTTGAGATCGCTGGCAAGACGGCGATCACGCCAGAAGTCGTGCTTCAACGCTGGTGGGAACTGGCAAACGTCGACATCAACGAGATCGTCGAATACCGGCGCGACAACTGCCGGCACTGCTGGGGCGAGGATCACGAATACCAGTGGACGCATGGCGAGTTCGAGAAGGCTCAGCGCGACGCTGAGAACGAAGGTAAGCCGGAGCCATCATGTGCTGGCGGATTCGGGTTCGTTGCGACTCGGGAGCCGAATCCTGAGTGCCCGGAGTGTGCTGGCGAGGGCCGCGGCAAGGTGCATGTGCATGACACGCGCCGATTGAAGGGCGCCGCGCGCAGGCTGTATGCCGGTGTGCATCAGGGCAAGGATGGGCTTAAGGCGCTGATCGATGACCGCATGAAGGCGCTCGACAACGTGTCTCGCATCCTTGGCGTCTACAGCGACCGTCGAGACGATCCGATCAAGGCGCAGCAGGCCGAAAAGCTCCGCATGGAGAACGAACTGTTGCGCAAGGACATGGATGAAGACGAAGAATCGCCGCCGGAGTCGCGCAAGTTCGTGATCGAGGTCCGCGACGCAAGGAAGCGCGACGATGCCAAGTCTTAATGTTCCGCAGGCTCAGTTCCTGTCGATGGAGAACAAGTTTCGGGCGTACGTCGCTGGCTTCGGCTCTGGCAAGACATGGGTCGGCTGCGGCGGCCTGATGCAGCACTTTTGGGAATATCCGCGCATCAACGCTGGCTACTTCGCGCCGTCGTATCCGCAGATTCGCGACATTTTCTATCCGACCGTTGAGGAAGTCGCAGCCGATTGGGGCTTGAGCGTCAAGATCAACGAGTCGAACAAGGAAGTGCACGTATTCGAGGGGCGCAAGTCGCGCGGCACGATCATCTGTCGCTCGATGGAGCGGCCCGATACGATCGTCGGCTTCAAGATCGGCAAGGCGCTGTGCGACGAGCTGGACGTCATGAAGGCCGAAAAGGCGCAGCAGGCGTGGCGCAAGATCATCGCCCGTATGCGCTACAAGGTGGACAACCTGAAGAACGGCGTCGATGTGACGACCACGCCTGAAGGTTTCCGCTTCGTGCATTCGCAGTTCGTCAAGCAACTGAGCGAAAAGCCCGCGCTTGGCGCGATGTACGGCCTGATTCAGGCGAGCACATACGACAACGAAGCGAACCTGCCAGACGATTACATCGACTCGCTGTTCCAGTCGTACCCGCCGCAACTGATCGACGCTTATTTGCGGGGTCAGTTTTGTAATCTGACGAGCGGCAGTGTTTATCCGAACTTTGATCGCAAGTTGAATCACAGCGATGCGGAGATCAAGCCAGGCGAGCCGCTGCATATTGGCATGGACTTCAACGTGCTCCGCATGGCTGCGGTTGCATACGTCGTTCGTGACGGCAATCCGATCGCTGTCGAGGAACTGGTCGACGTGCGCGATACGCCTGATATGGCGAGGCTGATCAGCGAGCGCTGGCGGGACAACGGCCACGCAATCACGATCTATCCCGATGCAAGCGGCCAGAACACGAGCAGCAAGAAAGCTTCCGAGTCGGACATATCCATTCTGAAGCAGGCCAAGTTCACGATCAACGTTGGCAGCACGAACCCGGCTGTTAAAGACCGCGTGCTGTCGACGAACGCAATGCTGCTCAACGGGCAGGGCGAGCGCCGCATGAAGGTGAATACGCGGCGCTGCCCGAAGTTCACCGAAGGGCTTGAGCAACAAGCCTACGACGAGCGCGGCGAGCCGGACAAGTCGAGCGGCGTGGATCACGTCAACGACGCCGGCACGTATCCGATCGTCCGCATGTATCCCATTGTGAAGCGCCAGACGACCGTCCGCCCGCTCCACATGTAACCGAACACACACATGACGACAACAGTGCGCGACCAGTCCGCCGCAGTGGAAGCGATGGCCGAGAACTGGCCGATCGTCGATGCGCTGCTTGGCGGCACGCCTGCCATGCGCAAGGCAGGATCAACATATCTGCCGCAATGGCCCGGCGAATCCGACGAAGCGTACAAGGCGCGCAAGGACACGGCCACGCTGTTTCCTGCATTCCCTCGCACGGTCGAGGTGCTGGCCGGCAAGCCATTCAGCAAGCCTGTCACGCTGACCGACGATGTGCCCGCGCGCATCAAGGAATGGTGCGATACGGACATCGACTTGCAGGGGCGCAATCTGCACGCGTTCGCTGCGAGCCTGTCGGAAGAAGCGCTGTCGCACGGTATCACCGGCATTCTGGTGGACTACCCGAAAGCGACCGGCGTTCGCACGAAGGCAGAGGAAAACGCCGCTGGCATCCGGCCGTATTGGGTGCATATCCATGCCAGCAACATTCTCGGCTGGCGCTCGAAGCGAATCAACGGCGCGGAAGTGTTCACGCAGTTGCGGCTGCTCGAGCAGGTCATCGAGGATGACGGCCAGTTCGGCGAAAAGCCGATCGAACAGGTGCGCGTGCTATATCCCGGCAAGTGGGCAACCTATCGTGAGTCGGAGAAGCCTGATCCGACGACCAACAAGCCCGAATGGATCTTGCACGAAGAAGGCGTTACGACGCTCGACGTGATCCCGTTCGTGCCGATCTACGGCCGCCGCACCGGATTCATGACCGCGGTCCCGCCGCTGCTCGAACTGGCGCACATGAACGTCGAGCACTGGCAGAGCAAGAGCGATCAGCAGACGATTCTGCACGTCGCGCGCGTGCCTATTCTGTTCGGCAAGGGGCTGGACGGTCAGCCGGTGATCGTCGGCGCTGGCTCGATGGTCACGGTCGATTCCGATAAGGCAGATCTGAAGTACGTCGAGCACACCGGCGCGGCTATCGAAGCGGGGCGGCTCTCGCTGCTCGACCTTGAAGACCGCATGCGCCAGGTCGGCGCCGAACTGCTCGTCATCAAGCCGGGCAAGACGACCGTCGCGCAGACCGTCGCCGAGAACGAAGCCGGCATGTGCGCGCTGCAACGCCTGATTGAGGACGTTGAGGACGGCATCGACGCCGCGCTAGACCTGACTGCGCTCTGGATCAAGGAAGCGAAGGGCGGCAACGTTCAGATCTTCAAGGACTTCGGCGTCGCAACGCTGGCCGAGGCATCGATTGATCTGCTGCGCGACATGAACGTCGATGGCACGTTCTCCGACGAGTCGCTGTTCAACGAAGCGAAGCGCCGCGGCTACATCAGCCCTGAGACGACGTGGGACGACGAGAAAGTACGCATCAAGGCCAACGTCAAGAAGGCCGAACTCGGAGCGGTCGGCATTACCGACTGACGCCACGAATACAAAGTCTACCGGCCGCGCAGCTAACCCTGTGCGGCTTTTTTATTGCCGGTTCCTCGGATGAGGGTCGGTGCAAATCACGGCCGGATGGCCTAACAGCTCGGGTTGGATGACCTATGAAACTCAAACTGAACGATGACGGATTC